CAAGATAGTATTAGCTAAAGTCTGTGCTTTAAATATTTCTGTTTGTTGTTCATTATTAAGATTAGCCATATCTATCTGCAAGAAGTTTTGTGCATTTTGAACTTGAGCTTGCTGTCTATTATTTAAACTAGCCATTTCTAACTGAGAGATCTGAGCAGCTTCAGCCATGACTAAGGCTTGTCTATTATTTAAGTTAGCAAGATTCATAGTCTGTGCCATCTTGGCATTCTCTAGTGCTACCTGCTGTTCTGCAGTAAAGTTCATGTTAGCAATTTCACTAACCTTTGAAGCATTTATAACTTTAGCTTGAAAGTTTTGATCAAACTCCATCTGCATAAACTTAGCTCTTTGTTCACCTTTAAACAAAGCAACCTGTTGTTTATTAGCAGTATCTATCTGTGCTATTGGTAGTGATGCTTCCATAGCAGCTTGTATAATAGCTTGACCTGCCATACTTGATGCACCTAAACCTCTCTGTGCCATTACTGCAGTAGCTTTACGCATTGCTCCTGCTGCCCAAGGTGGTGTGTTACCTCCTTCAAATTGATCCATCAAGGTAGTCATTTCATCCTGCATAGAAGCAGCTTTTACTTCTCCTGTACCAAAAGCTTCTGATACCTGATCTTTGTCTACTGTTGAAGCATCTATATCAGGATAGTCTGTAATTAACTCTCCCTTTTGAAGTTCTCTTTTAGCAGCAACTGCTTCAGCAGCTGTTCCTTGAGCTGCTTCAAGATCAGAGACTGCAGTAGTATCTTGTGTTTGTGCCTCTATTGTTTTTGTAGGACCAGTAGATGTTTTAGCTTCAACATCTTCAAGAGCGTCTTCTACATCTGTTTGTGCTTTCTGAGTTGTGACTTTAGTAACATCAGGTTTGTCTGGAGTATCTGCAGTAATTGTTTTAGGTGCTTGTGCAGGGTCAGTAATAATAGGAGCAGTTCCTAATACTTGACCTGTAGTAGCACCTAATACTGTACCTTCTGCATCAGGATTAATTGTAGCTACAGGTGGTGCTACTACTGTACCTGCAGGATCTAGTATTGCACCTGCAGTAAGATCAGCTTGACCTTGTGCCATTTGTTCTTTAGTAAGAGGTTGATCTGCTACTGTAACTTTAGGAGTATCAGGTGTAGTAATTGGATTTTCTGGTGTACTAGTTTCATCTTCTTCGTTAGGCAATTGAAAATCATCAGCCTGTGGCATACCACCGGGACTATAACCTCTAATCATACCACCTTGATAAACATTAACAAATTCTGGATCACCAACTTTATCTGCAGGTACTCCAAAAGGATTTGTAGTTACATCAATATTAGGTGTAGCAGGAGCAGATGCTGCTTGCTGTACAAGATAAGGTGCTTGCCCTACATTAGCTTCCCTGTATCCTTGAGGTATAGGTTGAGAAGGAGTCCACACACCTTCACTATTATATACACCAAGAACATATGTAGACATACCCTGTCTGTTTTGATAGAGTCTTTGCTCAAGTCGTCCTGCTTGACCTGATGCTATCTTCTCTGCACGAGTTTGTGGCTGTATAAGTTGAGCTTGATCTATTCCTCTTTGTTTAAACTGTTCAGCTTGTCTATCTATATTAGCTTGAAATGTTGGTGCATCTACTGCTGTTGTTCCTTCAGGAGCTTCTACAGTAGGTGTTTCTATTGATGGTAAATCATAACTACCAGTAGGTAATGTTACAGTTCCATCTGAAGAAAATATTTCTGCAGCTCTATCAATCTCGTCTTGACTAGGCTCTAATGAAACAGTAGCTGGCATATCAGGAGCAGGAGCAGATTGTTTAGGTGTTGACATAACTGGTTGAGTAGGAGCAGGAGTATCTGCAGGTGTGTCTGTAGGTTTATCATCACTTTTTGTATCACTATCCTCATGTTTATAACCATACGTAGCACCATGAGTTACATTAAGATCAGATGCTTCTTGTGTTTTTTCACCTGCACCTGCTATTCTTGCTGTTTCTTTAAACTCTTCTAACGTAAAAGGAGAGCTACTAAAATTATAATTATCAAATGTAGATAGATCAGAGTAATCTCCTAAATTACCTGAAGTTGTAGGACCTATTTGTTTTAACTTAGCTCTAGCTTCTTCTTGTGTCATACCTCCATTAGAAAAACCTAATGCTTCACTTTGTACTAATGCACCTTCATCAGCAGTAACTGCAGCTCTAGCTCTTGGATTAGCTTTAACAAAAGCATCTATTGATGCCCATCTTGCAGGACCATCATAACCAAAAGGTTCAAGATTATTCTTAGCTTCTCTTGCTGTAACTTCTCTTTTTTCTGCCATCTATCTAATCCTTGCTCAATACTTTATCTAGTTTATCTTCTAATCTATGAAGTGCATCCATCACTTGACCAAGATCATCACGCATTTCTTTACGTGTAACATATTCTTCTCTTGTTTTATTCAATAGTATATCAATACGTTTTACTTCCTGTATGAGTCCTCTGAATGCCCATACAGCAGGAGCTATTACTAATGTTAAGATGATGTTCCAGAACATCCACATACTGATTTCCATCTACTACTCCTGAATTGATTTTAAGTACCATACAAGCCAACCTAGTCCTATAATTGTACACACTAAAAATAATATAAATAAACCTTCAATACACCTGTCTTTAAACTCTTGTCTCTTATATAGTTGTTCTTGTCTGACCTTTCTAATCTTACCTTCCATTGCTATTAACTCATCCCAAGCTTTGTGTCCATGAGAAAACTGTATGAAAGTTTTAAGTTCGTATCTTTGTTCCTCTAACTTCTTCTTAGCAGCAAATGCTTCTAGTGCTTCCTGCTCTACTGACCCAAAGACTTTACGAAAGATAGGTGGGTTCTTTGCCTGTTTTTCTTTTTGTTCTATATCAGACACAGCACCCATCCACTTTGAAAGATCTCCACTCATCTGTTCTATATCACGACCTGCTTGGAAGGCTCTTTTTAATCCTGCAAATGCAGTGCTTGCTGTTGTTAAACAAGCTCCTATCGTGATTGGATCAAACATTAGTGCTTTGTCTTATTCTCTATCTTCTTAGTATTAGTTAATGACTGCTTGTCAAGAAGTGTAAATCCTCTACGTTTTGCAAACTTTTGTGGATCACCTTCCCACTTATCTGCACAAGCTTCTAGCCAACGCATAGTCATCTCATGTGTAGGTGCTTTACCTTCCTTCATTAGTTCATTTTCTGCATTAAGATAAGCAAAGACTTCAGCTTGTGCTTGAGCACCACTGAATTTTACTACTTTGTGTGCCATTATTTCTCCTATGAAGGTTTAGTAGGCCAATCACTGTCTGCTAAGTGAGGCCATTTAGAATGTTTTGGTAAATCTCTTAGAGCTTGTCTATAAGTTTTCATATTACTAGACATTGTTACATCTGAAAGACCAAAGTAATCTGTTTCTGCAAGTAAAGCAGTTCTTTTACTTCTGTTTCCTTCAGCTACTCTTGCATCTACACTTGCTTTGTGAGCAGCAGTTTGAGTTTCTACAGTTATAGTCTTACCATCTTTATCTGTATAATCACTATAGATAGGACCTACTTTATACTTAGTATACCACTTACCATCAGTTTTATACTCTACTCCATCATCTACTATTGTTTGATAGGGAGGAGTAATAGATGGTCTTTTACCTTCAAACACAGGATCAAGTTGATTATGTTCCATAAACTCTGTAGTCAAAGGTTGTGGTGGTCTTTTAGATTTATTTTCTGTTATCCAAGTAGTATCTGTCATTACCCTACCTGTGTTTCTCTCTCGTACCCAACCCATTATTATCTCCTATGCTGCTATTGCGTAAAAAAAGTATGATCCAGTAGTAAATCCACTAGCTATTTGAAAACCACTGTTAAGTGGGTCAATGTAATCTGTACCTGTAACCTCTAATCCAGTGTCCATGATAAAATGAGGGTCATTACCAGATACAATACCTCTAGCACTATCCCAAAGATACCAACTACCAGTAGAGTCTGTTCTTTTAACTATAACAAATGATGATCCAGAACTAAATCCACAATCTACATCTGTGCTTGAACCATTGGTATGACTAAATGTTCCTACTTTACTAATACCTGCAAGATTAGCAAAAAGGTAAGCTACATATGAAGAAGAGCTATTATTTACAAAAGCATCTGTACTCACAGAAAATACAGTTGATGTAGGACCAGTATCATTCATAATTGCTTCATCAACTTCTGCTGCATTTGTGTCTAAATAAAGTGTAGTATCATTTGTTGCAGTTGCATTTGGTAAATGAAGTGAAGTTACAACCCAACCTCTTGTAAAGCCACCTGTAGATGATCTTAGCTTTATCCAAATCATATCTGGAACTACGCCTAAATTATGATTAATTGTCCTGTTACTTCCATTACCATCATAAAGAACTACATCAAAATATTTTGGTGCTCTTCTCCAAGCGTATCCCATGTTTTCTTTAGACCATACACTTACTGATACATATTTATTAGGGTGGTCTAATTCCCATCCTGCACCAGTACCTGTTAATTCAGAAGCATTATCTTTTGTGTTCATAAATCTATATGTATTTGTAGTATTCCCACCCTGAAGTCTACTTAATGTGGAAAGACCACTAGGTGTTCCTTGGTCTTCTCGTACAGGATTAATAATAAAATCAGCAGGAAAACCTGTTGTAAAAGTTTGAGTGCCACCTGATGATTTAGCTTCAACATGAAAAACACTAGCTCTAGTTGTAGGTGTAGCCATTGGTGCTTTGCGTATTGCTACGTACAATAAGCTTTGACTACCACTGAAATAACCAGTGGTTTGAAAACCTGTGCTTGTAACCCAAGAATATTTAGCATTATAAGTTGTTTCAGCATTATTACCACTTGCGTGTAATTTACTAAGATTAGATACATTCCAACTCCTTAATGTATCATGAAGTTCCCAATCAGCAGAAGCTGTGTAAGTTCTACCCAAAAACCATTGTGGCTCCCACCCTAAATCAACAGTAGCATTATTAGAACCATCAACATCAACTGTACCACATTGTATCATACCATCTGAAGATGTGTCATGTCCAAAAATATAAGCAATATATGAACGACCAGTAGCATTCATAGCAACACTATTATCAACATCAAATCCTGTAGAAGTAACATTTGTTATCATGCCTGTATTAGCTTCTGCATCCGTTGTATTTAAATAAAGTGTACGATTTGTAGTTAAACTCCTATGAAAACATATCCAGTTTTCTGTCCCTTCTCCTGCATAAAGTTTAACCATTATAAATCCGGGAGTAGCACCTAAATTATGACTTATAGTTCTACCATCAACATTATCACCAGTCCAAGAAACTATATCAAAAAACTTTGGTGCTTTTCTAAATGTCCAAGCTACATAATCTCTATTACTTCCACCAAAATCGTGATCTCCAACTTTAAAACCTGTGCTTGTAAATTCATATAATCTATTATTGCTTGGTGTACCATTTTCACTAGCTCCATTAGTATTACTTAATAGTTGTTGATTAGTTCCCCTAACTGTATCAAACAAACCATGAGAAATACTATTACCTCTATCTTTAATCCAAATTAATCCACCTTCATTAAGAGTATCAATACCAGTTGTAACTGTAAGATTACCTCCTGTGCCAACATAAGTATCAACACTAAATATATTTTCTACAAACTTAGCAGGGTCACTAACACCTGCAGTAGGCCAAAGACCTTGCTTGTTAAGAGCTTGAGCTTCTTCTAGTGTCCATACTCCCGGAGCAGAGGTATCTTGATAATTATTAGCAGGAAGAACTAATGATTCATCTTTAGTAATTAATCCACCTAAGTATCTTGTCATTTTTAAATTCCCTAGTTACTATTAAAATGGGTGACTTGCATCTGCTGCTGCATTTCCACCTATTGTAAGTGTATGATTTGAAGCACTTCTGTCTGTGATTGTTCCAGAAGGGTTAAAACAAGTTAATAATGTAGTTCCAGAAATTGCTGTCAAAGGTGTAGTTGAAGGAGTAAAGTTAGAAGTATAAACAGCACTACCTTTTACAATTCTAAAATTAGAAACGTATCCTGTAAAATCATATCCCCCACCACTACCATAGTTAGCTATTGTTGCTAAATTTGTTGCATGATTAACACTGCTACTAGAGTAATTTCCAACAGATGTGCCGTTGTGATATAAATTTACATTGCCACTTCCATCTCTTACTGCTGCTGTATGAAACCAAGTGGATTGATTTAAAGCACCAGTAGTATATTGTAGATGAGTTTCACCTGAACCAGAAACAAGCAACAATCTTATTTTACTACTTTTAAATGTCCACTTTACACCGTTGCTACCAATGTCAAATAAAAATATTACTGAAGAGCCAGAAGTATCAAACCCAACTTTATACCAACATTCCACCGTAAAAGCACCTGTTCCAAAAGTAAAATCGCTACTAGCAGGGGTAACAATATAATCTCCACTACCATCAAAAACAGTTGAACCATATAAAACAGGAGTAGCCGATTGCCACCTATCACCTTTAACAGCAACACCATGTTCTTTTAAATCCCACACTCCAGAATAGTTAGGCATTATTGTAATCCTTTATTAACATTAAAAGGGATGAATTGTATCTGCTGCTGCATTACCATTAGCTGTAATTGAATGGCTTGAAGAACTTGCATCTGTAATTGTTCCTGTACTGTTTTGACAAGTTAATAATACTGTATTTGTAATAGCTGTAAGTGGCGATGTCGGTGGTGTAAAATTTGACGTATATAATGCTGTGCCTTTTAAAATTCTAAAATTACTTATGTGACCATTAAGAGGGTAACTTGTGCTGTAAAAAACACCGATAGCTAAATATGTATAAGTATAATTAGTAGTTTCTGAAGAAACTGTATGAAAAAGAGTACCATCTAAATAAATTTTTAAAGTATCGTCACTTGAATTTCTAACCATTGCTACATGATGCCATGCATCAGCACTAGGAGAAGTGCTTGTTAAATCATTTCCACCAGCTTTAGAATAAATTCTAAAAGGATGTCCACTTCCCCCAGAAATACCAATTGCTAAAGAATTTCCTGTATCAGTCGTGTACCCATTAGAATTAGCACTTAGTTGGAAAAGACCACCAGTAACATCACGATTGAAAAAACACTCTATAGTAAAATCTCCAGTACCAAAGGAAAAATCAGAAGTAGAAGGAACTTGCAAATAATCACCAGAACCATCAAATTCTGTAGAACCAAATAAAGCTAGACTTGATGAAGTAGCAGAACTATATGGTGATTGACCAAACGCATTATTAGCCAAACCTGTAACAGAGTAGCTTGTGCCATTTGTTAATCCAGTTATCACAACAGGACTTGAGGAACTAGAAGCTCCAGTAGACACTCCACTTGCTATTGCTGTAGCTGTGTAAGAACTGATAGCACCACCACCCACATCTGATGGATTAGTAAAAGCTACACTAACTTGTTGATTACCTGGTGTAACGCTTATTGTAGGAGCATCAGGCGATCTTAGCTGATCAAAGCCACCTACTAAACCACCCTTTTTATTTACACCCATTAACTATCCTTATGCGTCATCTATTTCTTCATATGAACAAGTAGCAGATAAATCACCTGCAGCACTTGCTTGTATTTTAAGAACATCACTTTCAACCAAATACAAACCCATGTTTTTGTCAATAACAACAAGGCTTGCATCTGCAGGAACAGAAATAGTTTTTGCTATGTAGTAGTCAGCAGAGGAACGAGTAACCCATACGTCAATCGTAGCTGCATTTGTACCATCTATATTAGCGATAACTAAACTGTTTATTTTTTGTAACTTGTTAGAACCACACGTTAACAAACTTACTGCAGAAGCTGCTACATCAGCATCAACAGCAGTGTTTGCATATATGCTACTAACAGCTACTACATTAGGATTTGCCATACTTTCTCTCCTTTATTATCCAAATACCATTGCCATTGCTATTGCTTTACCAGTTGTAGCTGCACCATTTATATCAGAAGCTGTTGCTGTAACTAGTGTACCACCTAGTTTTAAACCATTACTACCATCATGGCTTGCAATATCAAAATCATAAGCACCATCAGCAAAAGTAGTGTCACCTGTAATTGTAATGGAACTTCCGTCTGCTGTCAAGCTATCTAATGCAATATTTCCAACATTTGTGATATTATTGTCATTAAATGATGTCGCACCTAAAGATCCTGAACCTGTTGCAGTTAAATTACTTGAGCCAATATCTATATTTCCAAATCCTGAACTAATACTTCCTGCATCTAATGCACCTGTAGTTACGATAGAAGAACTACCTGCTACAACACCATAAATAGAACCAATAGCTGTACCATTAATAGTAATAGCATCTGCTTCTAGAGTACCATTTATATCTGCATCACCTTCAATATCTAGTGTAGCAGCATCAAGTTCACCTGTAATGGTTAAGTTACCTGATGTATCTAATGTTTGTTTAGTAGCAAATGAACCAGAAGTATAACTATCCCAAGTCCATGTACCACCATCAGCTAAACTTAATCTCCAAGTATCAGCATTATCATCTGCTTGGTCTGCACTAAAAGTAAAACCTAATGCAGCTCCTTCTACATTTGCTTTAAACTCTAGCGTATCATTACCATTTTCATCATAACCAACAACTACATTTTGATCAGAACCAAAGTTAATGTATTTGTCATCAGCAATATAGACATCACCAAACTCTGCAGAAGCACTACCTATATCTGCTCCACCAGAAGCATCAGGTAGTAAAGAAGTTTCTACAGTAACGGTGTTTGTTCTAATACCTGAAGTACCATTATCAATAGCTCCAAATCCAGAAGTAATAGAACCACTGTCTAATGCACCTACAGTTGTAGCAGCTGTGGTTATTAAGTTAGGCATTGCTGTAATCTCATCATCAAGATAAGCAGCAAGAGTAGTGACAGCAATTTGCTTCATTGTGCCACCATCATTAATAGGTATTCTATCTGCATCTTCTACAGTAATAGCAGATGCACTTGTATCTCCATCAGCTACAGCATTAAGTTCTGAACCTGTTGCTGTAAGACCAGTAACATTATTAGCCTGTCCTGCTACTGTAGTGACATAGGCTTTAATAGATTGTTGTGTAGCAAGTTTAGTTGCACTGTCACTACTAAAGTCATCTTCATCTGCAATGTCTGTAATAGTAACAGAACCATCTGTAAGACTACCAAAGCTTATTGTACCTGAAGTTGTAATAGCACTTGAGCCATTATTAATAGCACCAAAACCCGTTGCAATACTACCACTATTTAATGCTCCTGTAGTTACTAGGTTTGGCATAGCAGTTATTTCATCATCAAAGTATGCTGCTAGATCTGTAACAGCTACCTGCTTCATTGTACCTGCATCATTAAAAACAACTCTGTCAGCATCAACTACAGTTGTAGAAGTAGCACTAGTATCACCATCTAGTATACTTATTTCAGCAGGTGTGGCTGTTACTGCTGTATCACTATCTGCAGCTAATACTACAAGAGTTCCTGACTGATTAGGTAACTTGATTGTTCTATCAGCATCAGGATCAGTAATCGTTAAAGTTGTTTCATTAGCATCTGCAGTTGCACCTTCAAACACAATAGCATTTTGAGCATTCATAGTAACAGTATCTACAACTGTTTGTGTTCCTGTAACAGTAAGATTACCTGTTACTGTAAGGTTATCACCTATTGTTACCTCTGAAGTACCATGACCTATTGTAATAGCTGTACCTGATACACCTGTACCTATAGATATGGACTCACTACTATTACCTGTATCAATAATTAAATAAGCATCAGAGCCTTGCTTTACAGTAAAAGAAGTAGCAGAGTTATCTGTAATAGCTACATTAATATCTGTACCATCTGCACTAATAGAGTCAAGAGCTATATCACCTACATTAATAATATTAGCATCACCAAAAGATGTAGTAGATAAAGTAGTTGTTCCTGTTACAGTTAAGTTATCTGCAACGGTTACTTCTGAAGTTGTATGACCTATTGTTACAGCTATACCACTTGTCTCTGTAGCAAGTTTTAATGCACCTGTAGCATTAGTAATATAAGAGTCACTACCATCATGGTATAACTGCATATCACTACCTGCACCAAACTTAAACTTATCACTGTCAGGTACAATTAAATCACCATTACTATCTACTGTAACAGCTTTAGAAGCTTGTGATGTACCTAATGTAGTTATATCAACATAGTTTAATTCTGCAGTAGAAGACGTTACACCATCTAATATATTTAACTCTGCAGTTGTTGACGTTACTCCATCCATTATGTTAAGCTCTGCAGTTGTAGCAGTAACACCATCCATAATATTTAACTCTGTTGCTGTGGCTGTAACTCCATCAAGTATATTTAATTCAGCTACAGTTGAAGTAAGAGCAACATCAGCTATGGTTAAAGAACCAGATACATCTAAATTACCATTTACGTCTATTGTTGTAGCATTTATTTCTATTTCTGTATCACTAACAAGATCTAATATACCATCAGCAGATTGATGAATATAAGATGCTGTATCTCCAAAGTTAAGTCTCTCAGTACCATTTATTAAAATGTCATCATCAAATCTAAAGTAATCTTCGTCTTCCATCCACCTAAAGATACCATCACCTGCATTTCCTTTACAAGTTATAACAACATCATCTCCATCACTAGGACTATCAACACCAAATTGTATAGTCATACTTTGAAGACTACTAATAGGACCACCTTCTGCAGCTGTTCCATCATGTGAGTGTCCTGTTGAAGCTGCAAAAGCATTTACAACAGCATTAAGTTCAGCATTTAATGGTGCTGATTTAACAACCTCATCAGCTTGAATATCTGACGTATTTGTTCTTGTGTAACCTGTACCCATTACCTTATATCTCCTAATCCATAAGTAATTGTAAATCCTTGTATACTGTGACTAGCATTTGTATCCTCTGCAACAAAACGAAAAGAAATAGATTTTCCTGATCCTGTAAACTGTGCTGTTTCTACTGGTGATGGATTACCATCAAATACTTGAGTTGTATCATATATTGCTGAACCATAAACAGCTGCTGTACCAGTAGCACTAAATGTTACGTTAGAAGGATTAAGAACAGTTGTATCTTCAAAGTCATACACTATACCTAGTGATACGGATATTGCACCCTCTGCACGTAAGTATGTAGCCATATCATAAAATATTTTTCTTTGTCTTGGATCTTGAAAATATAAATAAGGTGTTTGATAAATACTTAATACAGAAGATCCTGCAAAAGATGTTCCTGATTCTTGTGCATAAACTTTACCTGTAGAGTCACCATGTATAATTGTTTCTGTTGTTCCTATGTATCCACTATCTGCACAAGTAACAGAAAAACCAAACAATGTTGAAAACTCAAAAGCAAAACCTCCTTGAGGACTTTCTCTAAGTGCTCCTAGTATTCCTACAGAGCTAGTTCCTGAGAACATATATCTAAACTGTGACTTTGACCTGATTAATACAGAAGATAAACCTGAAAGTGTTTCTGTGTTAATAGTATTCTGTACTGTCTTATGTATCTTTTTAGATACAGTTTCTAAATTAACGTCACCAATCTTTGCAGTACCACCAATAGGTCTAATACCATCAGGTGCTAAAAATAGTAAGTCACCACCTATTTCTATTACACTGTCTGTAGCTAGACAACCTAAGTTATTTGTAACATTCTCTAATGCAAAATCTGTTTCATTATTACCAACAAGTCTTTTAATATTGTTAGTACCAAATATATAAAGAATATTACGAAAAACTTTTATAGCTACAATATCAAAACCTACGTTAAAACTTCCTGCACCATTTGCAGGAGTAAAGTCTGTTTCAGCTAAAGGAGCACTAAAGAATAACTCATCTTTTTTTGCAGGATCTCCTGCTAAGAATAAATGATTAGCAAAAACTTCAGATATTACTGGATCAGTAGGAGCGTTAGAATCTGTTATCTGAACATAGCTACTACCATCATAAGTAGCTGCAGGATTAATACCATCTGTAAGTACAACTTTAGGTGAACCAAAGTTTAATCTGGTAAATCTTACTTTAGTTACACTGGTCATTGAGGGTGAACCACCACAAGTAATAGCAGTCCATGCAGAGCCTGTCCAGTAGTGTAAGTAGTTACTTCCAGAGGAAGGTTTTCTTGCAGCGAGTATTCCATTATGAATACCATCAGCTATACAAACACCTAATACAGATCCTGTACCTGTTATTGTACCATAACTATGTGCAAACCCACTAATTCTTCTATAGCCACCCTGAAGGTCAGGCTCATAGTTTAAAAGCTTTGTAGCACTTCCCGGAGTTTCTTCTCCCTGAGAAAGAACATCTCCTGTAGTATTTAAACCACCCCTGCAGACTGCTTTAAATGTTTGTACTTCATCTGCCATTAAGAACTACTACTTACACTTAACATATGTGAAGAATATTTAGGTCTTGTAATAAAAGTAGATTCAACAAAAAGAGGATCATCAAGTAATAATCTACGCATAGCTTTCATGCCTTGCATAAACTTTTGTTGGTGTATCTGAGCACTTTGTTCGTTAGATCTAAACCTCATCATATAGACCATAGCACCATCTATAATAATATAATTAAATCTTTCTGGAATAATAGGTATATCATAGGTAGTATGTGTACCATCTGTTGCTGCTCCTGTACTTGCGTTTGTTCCCATAGGATTAGGGAACTTATAGTAGACATAATCTACAACATAAGCTGCATTAGGAATAGGAGTAACACCAAACTTTTCTTCTGCTGTTTGGTAAACTATAGTTGGAGCAGTTCTACCTGCCTCTCCTGAAGCATCTTCTAAAGTTCTATAGTTCCTTGTATAACTCTCAAAAGAAATAGTAGGAAGAGATCTAGCTGTATTTGATTCAGAAGAAAGGGTTTTTAAATAAAAAGTATCCCAATCCACTGTAGACATATCACTTTGGAAATCGTATGTTCCTGTACCTGCCGTAAGTGTTTGGGAGTATGCAACTTTTAAAAATGGAAATTGATGACCATCCTGAAGTATTTCTCTTATTGCACTATTTATAGCATCTTTTGCAAGAGCTTGAACATTCTTAGCTGCAGAAAAAGTATCTGTAGTAAGAACTACTTCATTAAGTCTTCTTAATAACTCGTTTGTTAACGATAAAAATGTAGTAGCCATAAGTTACCTTTATGTTAAAAGAGAGGGCAAGTCTCCCCACCCTCTCAATTAATGTGATTAAGCTAACTGATCTCTGTCAACTGTATCAGCTTTACCTGCTGCACCTAAGTCGTTACAGTCAATAACACAAGCATAAACTCGTAATCGTCCTGTAGCAGGAGCTGCACCTTCAACTTTTACGTCAATTGTATCAGTTGTTCCAATAAATTGAGTAAAGGTAATAGTTCCAGATGTGGAGTTAGTTGTACCATTTGAACCTTTAGCACAGAAACCTGTGGAGGTAATGTCAGCACCATCAACGATGTCATCACCTGCTGCAAAGTCAATATCACAAGTACAACTTGAGGTGAAAGCTTTCTCTACTTCAGCACCTGCAAAAAGAACAAGTGTTCCTGCAGGAATCTCAAGTAACTGAAAGATGTCACCATCAGCACCAGAATACCCTGCTGTTACAAGTGCATCAATGTCCAAGTAAGCTTGAACCATACGCATTGCACCCATACCAGTTTGGGAAGGTAAAGTAGCGATAGAGTTGGAAGAAACACCAGTAGTGTCAGAAGATGTCATATCATAAGTAGCCATTTTCTAATCCCTCCCTATATTGATGAACAATAAAACGCACGAGTCAAGGCCTCTGGACGTAATATTTTTCTGCCATACAAATGCATACCACGAACAATGTCAGCAAAGCTGTCAGGGTCACGATATGTTTCTGTCTTGTTAATCTGTTCAGCAGAGGCAACAGCAGAGCTATGACCTGCACAGATAACTCCATAGTGAGAGCTTCCTGTTGCAGTAGCACCAGTTGGTCCATTGCCGACAGATGGTAGATTGTTTGACATATACACTTTAAATCCGTGTATATTATTAAAGACTAGTCCGTTCTGCAATCCAGAACCTCCAAAGTCAGCATCCATCAATCGTGAATCCTCATCTTTGAGTAGTTCTGCAAATACAGGGTCAATCACTAACCATCTTCCGTTAGTGTCAACAAACTGCTGATCAAGTTTCCTTGACATTCTTGCAATTACAGACAAGGGTGAAGCTTTAGCTGTAGTAGTATTTAAGCTATCTCCACCTGCTCTTGGAACAACTACAATAGAGTTATTTGCTGTACCTCCATTAAAGTCATTTGCGTCTACAAGCATAGAGGTAAGCAATTCATTTGATCCTGCTGTAGATACAGCTTTAGTACCAGATACTGTGGTATTAGCTGTTCCTGCAACAGAGCTTAATGAAGACTGCTTAAATCCTGTCATGTAGCCAAGAACTTCTTGGTCAAATTGGTCTGCTAATCTGTATGCAGCACGATCAGTCGCAAGACTTTGAAAGTTTACATGACTATGAGCTTCTTCAATGTCATCAACTTTAAATGCAAAGTAATTTGCTTTGTCAACAACAAGGGAAAAGTCTTCGTCATCTAGGTCTTGTGGTGTAATCTGACCACCTCTAGCATACTCTTTAACAGTAATTTCAGGTTCTTTGATAATCTTAACGGTATCTCCCATTCCTGAAATCTCTCCAAAATAGTCAGAGTTTGTAATTGCTTCTACAATAGAACCCTTACGAAACGCTAACTGAACTTGTTTGGAATAGATAACTGGCGAGAAATTACCGTTAGGCAGATTACCATAACCTGCTGCGGTTTTAAAAGCCATAATAAATCCTCCTATAATTGGTTTGGCTTATTGAAAAGCTAAACATCTCAGAAGAGGCTATACGTTCTAGAGTGCAGAAGATTACTCGGCAGCTAACCTAATAATCCTTGGGTCTTTACTTATATAGGTAGTCTTATTTATTCTGTTTAGACTTTGTGTTAAATTAAACATAGACATAAAGGTAGTCTTTAACAGAGGCTTTGTGTCTAGGCTCTAGTTATACTGATAAAATCTTTTTTGTCAAGACCTTATCTAGCATTTCCTGAAATATCGTATATAATTTTACCAGAACGAATAGCTTCATTGATTTCATCAGCTTTTCTAGCATACTCTGCAGCACTCATTCTTTCTATATCCGATTCTTTTATCTTATTTGATAGTTCTTCTGTATCAACTCTTGTTTTAGATCCTCTGTCTACCAACGAGGCAGCAGCTTTTGTTTTATCTTTTTTATCAGATCTTGTAAGTCCATTATCAACTTTATACAAATCAAGAACACGTACAACTGAAGGAGCATCATCCGTATTTTCGTACAAAGCGTTCTGCACCCACTTAGGCTGTTCTTCAACCCAGTTATGAAAATTGTCTGAATCACGAAGTTTATCAAAATCTGGATGTGCTTCCCTAATTTCATTCTCGGCACGACTCCTTGTTGCTTCTTCTTTAGCCTTACTGAGTTCTTCTAATTGTATATTAGCCTTATCAAACATTTGTTTTGCTCGTTTGTCGGCTATTGTTTCTACTATCCCTGCTACATCAGGGTATTTATCAACCCACTCAGCAAGTTCTTCTTCGGACTTAGGTGGAACAAGTTTCTCAGTTTGTCCTAGTTGATTTTCTAGCTCCTTAATCTTGGCATTGTATTCTTTTTCTTTAGCAGCTAGGTGTCTTCTTACATCACCATAACGAGTTTTAAAGGATTTTTCTTCATCACTAAGTTCAGGTTCGTTCTTCTTAGCTTCTTCCTTTTCTGCTTCTTCTTGAGCTTCTTTAACTTTTCCTTGTTCTTTATCAATTAACTCTTGAAGTTCTTTTTCTTCTTTTGCAATCCTGTCTTTCTTAGTGTATCTGCTGTCTACAAATCCTACAGTTTTTACTTTTTTTACTTCTTCTAATTCTGGCATTCCGTTTCCTTTCTTGGGGTCAACATTGTTGAGTAGCCAATCTACTTTTTGTTTTTACGTTTTGGTCTTTGTATTAGTCCTCCTTTTGCTCTTTTTTCTCCAGTTCTTTCAAATGGATCATCTGCTTCTTCTTTTTGTTTTACTTTTTTATCAATAGCACTTTGTCCTCTATATGATTTATCTTTATCTCTTTTAACCCTATCTATAACTTCTTTTTGTTGTATTGATGCTCGTTCTTTTTCCTCCCTAGAAGGTTTTCTTGAAGGAGATCCTTTTATAAAAATTTTAGGTTCTTTTTCTACCTTGCCATCAATAGTAGTAGTAGTTTTACCACTACCTAAGTTAGCATAAGTTTCATTAGTAAATGCTATAGTCTTAGCATATGCACCTTCTCCACCAAGTTTAAGAAGTTTATTTGCACCTGTTACAATAACTTTTCCATAAGTCGGTAAATCATCATAAGCAAGTTTAACTTTCTTTTCCATTTCAGTTGTATCTATACCTTTAGCTTTAGCAAGTTCTATAGCAGCATAAGCATTAGCAACACCTGCTGCTCTAAAAAATCCATGCTTTCCTACTCCTTTAGGAGTAACTAAAGAATTTATTTCTTTATTCCAGTTATCTTCAGTCCAATCAGTAAAATCAAACTGTTCAGGATCTGCTCCCCAACCCGGAGGTGGATCTTTTCTATCTTTATCATCTCTACTACTAGAAACTTGTTGTTGAGTCTGTGTTGGTTTATTTAAAGACCAAGGTGGTTGAGTAAACTTTAAGTCAGTAGCAGGGCTTACAACACCATTAATAAAAGTAACTACCTTTGCTTCACCAGTTTGTCCATGATAATAAGTCATAGTAGTTTTATTTTGTTGGGATTGAGGTTGACCTTGACCTGTTTGATAAATAGGACTGCTTGGAGTAAATCCGGGAACAGCATAATCTGCAGGATTAAAAGTTCTAGATTTTTCTATTTGTTGCATATCTGAACTAACACCACCATTGTCAAATCCAACAACACCACCTTGAGCTTTCTTTTCTTTCTTGTCTTTATCCCTTTGACCAAAAGCTATCATAGTCATATCTACTTCTACTGGCTCACCACCTATCCTACCTGTAGCTTCCATTTCTGCAAGACCACGCTTTGCTTCTGCACGTATATCTTCAAAAAACTTTACACCAAAATACTGAACAACATCTGCAGGAACAACATATTCACCATCACTTAATTGTGCAGGTATATCATCACGAACTTCTTTAGCTAATGATCCCGGAGGAATATCATTACCACTGACAGGATCTCTATCTAGTCCATCATCTTTCATTCCACCTTCTTCAAATAGGCTCATCTGTTGTTCCATGCTCATTCCACCTTTATTAAATTGACTAGGTACATTTTCTTGAATTTTATTTCTTTTAAAAATTCTATCTCGTGCTTCTCTAAGATTTTTAATAGCATCAGAATTATTAAGATCTGATTGTAATTTATTTAATCGTTGTATTGTTGGTGCATACTGTTTAGCAAATAATCTATTTTGAAATTGATAACTTTCTACAGCATTTTTAAATTCTTGAGATTGTGGTCCAAACTGTCTTGCAACTTCACCAATTTTTCTTTGATAAGAACCTAACTCTTTTTGTTGTATATTACCAAACTCTCTAGCTTCTTTTTGTATAAGTTTAAATTCTGGAGTATCTCTAACAAGACGATCTAAGTCCATAATTTCTTTTTGTTCTTCTTGAGTAGGTCTGTATGGTTGAGGTAATCTTTTTGGAGTTTGTTGTGTAGCAATTGCTTGCTGTAATCTTTCTTGGAATCTTTCTCGGTCTTTTTTTATTAATGCATCCACACGAGGATTATTACTAAAATTTACATTAGCTTTATTTCTCAACATAGCTTCATACATTTTAGGATGCTTTTCTTTTATCATTCTCAGATGATTTTTTGCAAACTCTTCTTTTTGAGCATCAGTACGTTCTGGTACTTTAGATCCATCTGCAGCATAAACTGAATTAACTGCTTGAATAGGTGTAGCTTGTTTTGGAGCAGTTTGCTCTGCTTGTTTAATATTCTCTGGAACAAATGTACTAGCTACTTGCTCTGCTTGTTCTGGTGTTTCAACAGGTTGTGCTACAGGTTGTGGAGGAGGTGGAGTTGGAGGTTGAGGTGCAGGTTGTTGCACAGGTTGTTGTACAAGTTGTTGTGTTGTAGTTGCAGATGCAGGAGGTGGAGTTGGAGTTGGAGCAAGTGCAGGAGTTGATACTGCAGGAGGAGTAATAGAGGTTGCAGGAGTAGCAACAGGAGCAGACTCTTTTGGAGAAACAATATTATCTGAAGAAGTATCTCCTCCTTCGTAAACAATCTTTCCGTCAACAACAGTGCCTTGATGAGCTTTAATAGGTTTTCTAAGTAATCCACCCATTTGTTGTTCCATTGTTGTTCCACCTTTGTTAAATTTTGGTCTACCCATTGGTTCTTTAGTTTTTTCTACTACACCGGGATTTAAAGAAAAACCTTTTGGTCTTTGTGCAGGTGGTGTAGCAGATTCTACAAAACCTTTATACTGAGGATTGTCCTGTTTTAATTGATTAATCATTTTTGGAGTTACTTTATCAATTCTACGAACACCTATTATTTCATTAACAGAAAAAGGTTTTACATTAATTTCTGCAAGTGATTTACTACTGCTTTGATTACCACCTAAACCTAATAATCTCTTATCTGAATATTTAGAGGAAACATCAAAAGCTCCTTCAATATCATCACCAACAAAAATAGTTAAATGAGTTATAGCACCTACTTCTTCTGGACCTCCTTTTAAAAAAGTATTAGGATCACCTATAATAAGTATATCACCACTTTTTATTTTTGATAAATCAATACTACCATCTTTTTTTAAATCAGCAATTTTTGTTCCATAGTCAATATATTTTCTTGCTCTAATTCTATCAAAACTATTAGAAGTTTCTAAAGGTTTTGCATTTACTTTTGTTAAAATATCGTGTATAAAAGCACTACACCAAAACCAAGAACTTTCAGGATTATCAATATCTAACTCTTCTACAGTTTTTGCACCAGTTGCCTGTGTATAAAAATTATGTATAGCTTTTACTTGATTAGGATCATTTTCATCTAAATTACCAACAAATCTATTTCTGCCAAGATCATATTCTCCAGTTTTTTCATTAAATATAAAGTTATCAAAATCATTAGGTGCATTTATTAAAAAACCTGATTCTATTACTGCTTGTATCATAGGAGCTTTTATATTAAAATACTCCATACTTTTTTGAACATCAGTAATATTTTTAGGATCTTGAAAAAGTTTATTTGTACCAGAAACTATTTCACTAACTTTAGTTTCTGGATTATACTCAACTGTTGTTTTTGAAAGTTCTTTTAGTCTATTAAACACAGAGTTCTTAACTCTAGCTTTAGCCATTTCTACTGTTTCACTTAAACCAGAAAACCTTTTTATTCTTTTTACTTCTTCCTGACGTTCTTTTAAAGTTTGACCAGTAGGTTCTCCTAAAAAACCTAGTGGTTGATTTTTATCTGTCTGTTGAAACTTTAAGTTAGTATAAACTTCAGGATCTACTCTTTTATATTTATCAAATTGCCCTTCTTGAAAAGGAGCAGAAGTTAGTGGTTTAGCTATTTTATTATTATCTCCACCACTGCTCATGTCTACAGATTCTTGAAAAGTTTTTGTTTCTGCAGGAGCTTCTTTTGCTTCACCCTTGTAACCAAGACCTTTAAAGTTACCTTTTTCTTTTGCTGCAGATACACCAGTGTCAGGAGTAAACTTACCTGCTACACCATAACCACCCTGATTAAATGCTTGTTGTGTTTGTTCGTTTTGTGTAATATAATTTTTTATACTATCTAACACTTTTTTTTGTTCTAAAGTATACAAATTATCTTTTGTTTTTTTATCAAACTGGTTAAATACATATCCTCTAAGTAATTCAGGATAACCTGTTCTTTCCGACCAATTATTAAAATCCCTCTTTTCTCCTAAATTATTTTTATGGTAATTATATCTATTTAACATATCTTCTTTAGAAATTAATTTTTTAAATTCTTCATATTTTTTAGAGAGATATTTATCTTTATTAATAATATGATGAGATATAATATCACCTGCTATATCTTCAGGTCTTACATCTTTAAATATCTGCAAACCATATTCGCCAATAGGTAAATTTTTAGGCCTAGGATTTTCTAAAGAACCCACTTCCTCTGGAGGAAAATGTTCTAAATAATAAGGACTATTTTTGTCTAAAGTTTCTATAATACTATAAGGATAATTTTTTAAAATAGGATACATTTTTTTTGCTGTATCATATTTATTTTTTATTTGTTTAGACATTATCTCTCTTTGAATTTAACTCATCTCTAAGATATTTCATTCTACGTAAACAAGCAATAGATCCCTGTAGTTTATAGACCATAGAAACTTCTGTTGCTTGCTCTAGTGATTTATGTTGTTTAGCTATAGCATCATCTATATATTCTACAAACGCATCCCATAGCTCTTTGTCAGTAGTAAGTTTTCTTAATGTTATCATTATTGTATAGGTCCTTGATTACCAGTAAAGCCTTCTTCTTCTGGAGTTGGCACTGATCCTGTACCTATTGTACCACCACCAGATCCTTGTGTGTCTTCTACCTGTCCACCTGCAGGAGCAGGAGGTTGTGGCTGTCCTTGTTGTGGTGGAGGTGCAGGTGGTGGATTAGCTTCTTGAAACTTCTTGAGTATCTCTGCCTGTACAGCAGCTTGACTCATGGAGTTACCTACTTTATCAGGATCAAGATCCATACTCTTTGCAATCTCTCTAACAATGTAATCCATTCTGGCAAAAGGAGCGAGAGCAGGATTAGATACTGTCTGCATAAACTGCATCAATCTCTGGCTTCTAACTTCATTCATCATTAAACTTTCTGTACCTTGAGCTTTAACTTCAAGATCACCTTTAATCTCTGGATCAAAGTCAAACTGCATATTAAAGCTAAAGAATGCTTTACCCAAAGGTCCTAGTAGATAGTCATCTACATTCTTAATGACATTACGAATAGAACCATTAGCTGCATTCATCAGCATAGAAATACCTGATGCAGTTCTACCTACACCCTGTATGCCTGTTTGTCCATGAGCAAACGAAGGAAAACCAGTAGATTCATCTGCAAGAACTCTGGCTTTGTCAAACATCTGCATATTCTCATTAGATACATTAGGAAATTTTGTTCCAAAGATCCCCTGTCCGGGAGCACCACCCTGTCTTCTAAAGACTTTTCCGGGATATACTGTAAGATCTTGTCCGGGAACTAGGTTAGTTTCATCAACTTCTATCAACAAGTTTCCTGATAGTGCAGCATTGTCTACTGACATACGCATGAAACCATTCATTAAAGTCTGTGTGTCATCCATGTTTTCTGCAATACCTACACCAAATATGTTGTAAGGATTCATCTCATAAGGTGTAGCATAGTAGGGTAGATAGGCAGGAGTAAATGGGTTCATTACTAAACGTAACACACAGCCATTGCACAGCCATACATTAACACTTAACTGCTCTACATCTTTTAGTTCTTTAGGTATATCTACATCATATTGCTCTATAATTTCTCTATCTACAAAACCCCAGAACTCTAATACTTCAAATCGTTGAGAATAATCATCTTCATTACTCTCATCCATTTCGTGTTCCCACCATTCTTTATTATAGTTTTCACCCATATCTAATGCTTTATCAATAGTATTCTCTCTAAAGAAAGGTCTACGTTTTAAAGCACGTAGTTGTGAACGAGACATCTTGTGTCTCTCTATAACATATTCTGCCTCATCCATATTGTTTGCATCTGGATCAGGATAGAAGTTCCAGATAGAAACATTAGAAGTTTGTGGTACAGTTTTAAATACTGGTTCATATTCACCTTCTTCATTCCAGTTAGGATATTCCTTATCAACTGCAAAAGGTCCTTTCATAACACCAGTACCAAATAAAGCAGCTTCAAAAGCAGCAGCTCTTAATTGTTTCTTAGCATTAGACTCTTCTAATTGATCATGTATTTTCTTTTCCATCTTCTTAGCTGCAATCATTGCAGGATGAAACTGTACAGCCGAAGGACTTTTAGCAGGTTTAAAATCTAGATCTTCCTCAACTGCACTCAGATCCTCTGTAAGAGGTCCTACACGCTCATTAAATTCTGGAAGAGTTTCACCGGGTTTAAGTGTTCTTTCCCCCTCAGTAGCCTCCTCAGAGCCTCCTAGAGCCTCTTTGAGTTGAGGGTTAGTTTCCAAACTAACTGTATCTTCTACTCCCTCTGGTAAAACAGTGGGGTTAATACCTAATGGAAATCTATTTGCACCAAAGAGAACTTCTACAAGTTGACCATAAGCAGCAAGAACTTTTGTTTTAGTAACTTTAACAAAAACTCTGGATTTTTCTGTGGAAGTGAATTGAACTTCTGGACTGTAAAGACCTCTGTAATTTCTGTAAGCTTGTATCCACCTTTCTTCATCAGATCTTCTTGCTGTTTCTGCTTTGTTATATTTTTCTTTAACAAACTTTTCTATCTGACCTGCAGGTTCATCTCTAAAATCATCTACATTAATATCATCTAGGGCTGCAGACTCTTCAGCATCCATTGCCATCTGTTCTATATCTTCTGCCATATTTTATCCTTAATATCCAAATGTTGCGTCTGCTGCTTGAAATCCAGTTTTTTGTGTATTTGGATTGTAATCAAACAAACTACTTCTTGGTCTTGTCATAACACCATAACGTAAAGCATCATAAAGGTGGTCTTCTGATTTAGTATCTACATCCTCTGAATTATTTTTATCTAGAGGAACAGAAGGAAGCTGAGAGATAGTATGAATACACGTATTAAAAAAGACCAGTCTAGGTTGTTCAGTAAACTCATCAACTTGTAATCTCCTGTGTATTTCATTTTTACCTGCTATTCTACTTCCTCTACTTCTGTCTGATGGTCGCCATCTGCAACCTTTTATAATCATCTGCTCTGCTAGTGAAGGTCCTGTGTCACCTCTTTTGTGCCAGAGAGAACTATCTAGTACACCATAACGTATTGTTCCATCTTCTTGTTCTGCTTCTAGTACTAGATCTGCTAAATCAGTTGCTAATACTTTTGAAACATACAATTCTCTATAAACAACTAGTTGTTCATCAGGAGCGACTGCAAACCATAGAACCCCTGTATGACTTCCGTAACCATAGTCACAGGCTCTGAACTTAGTCCAACCAGTAGGTATATCGTAAGGCTCAACAACATGAGTG